TTGCCAGTTTTTGCATTACCCTCCAGCATCAGTTCCGGATGGTCTACTGCTTTGACCGGTTCCCAACCTTCACGCATCTTGGTAGACACGTTCGTGTTTTGGGCTTCGCCAAGTACGTGTGTCGCAATCCAGCGATACACCATACCGGGTTCAGGGGTAGGGTCAGGCAGTGAACTCGCAGGTGTGTACACATAACGAGTCGTTTTATCGCGTACCTCAAGGGTACGAGGGTTCCGGTTGATTGTTTCAGCCATTCGATTTCTCCAGTTTTGCTACTTCAGCAGCGTATTGCTGCGGGGTTAATCCGTATTTTTTCGCCAACGCAACCTGCGTAGGAGTCAACTGGACTTTGCGTGCCCCCGTCGAACGAGTCGCCGGAGCCACAACCGATGTAGGTCGCTTGGAGCTATCGCCAGATTTTGGCCGGTCTTCCGTACCACCGAAAACTTCGGGGAACGTAGACTTCATGCGAGCATCAATGCGCTCGAAGTATTCGTCAGAGCGGGGATCAACCCCGGTGTTGACTAGCTTTTGATGCAGCCCTAGTGCAAAGCTGGTGACTTCCTCGTACCCCGGTGAACCGAACCACTGGTTTTTTGCCTGCCAGCGTGCAGTTTTATCGTCAAGTTCCTGACGGGGTGCTTGGTTTTGTTGCTGTTGTACCGCAGTTTCATCCACCTGTAAAGGGGTTGGCTTGAAATTTTTTGCAGCCTGCACTTTCATCTTGGCATCCATCAGGGCATCCTGTGCCGCAATGACGCCATCTGTGTCAAAAGCCTCCGTAGCTTCCTTGAGCTGCCGCTTGGCCTTATCCACCTCGGTCTCAGCAATCGTGAGCTGGGATGCGGCGTAGTGCTCAGTGCCCGAGTTCACGTACTGCTTGAGACGGTTGTTCTCGGCCACCATGTGCTGAGCAAGGCGCTCCAGCTCCTGCTTCTCACGCAAGAGGGACTCTTTGGCCCGGCGCTCGTCGTGACGGGCATGGGTCAGCTCCTTGATGCGCTTCTTGACGCCGTCGGAGTAGGACTCAATCTCGTCGTCCGTGGGGTCGGCCACATCGCGGTCCAGCGGCTTGCGGCCACGGTCACGCTCAGGCGTGTCATCAACGATCTCGATCTCGACATCGTCGTCTGTTGAGACGGTTACTTGGGACTTGGCTTCGTCCTCAAGCTCGTCTGGGAATTTGTACTCACTCATTTCTGCTCCTTATGCGCGGGTGTAACCGCGTGGGTCTTGCACAACACACTCAATTTGGTCGTCGTTCAGAACCCTGAACTCTTTACCAAACACCTTGAAACGCGTACCTGTGTAGGTGCGCACGAGCACAAAGTCACCTTCCTTGCACCATGCTCCTGATGGGAACTTGGTGGTGTCTTTGTAAGCGTCTGGGCCGACCCGCATGACGAACAACACCGTGGTGGCGTGCTCCTCAGCTCTCATGGTCGCAGCATCTCGAACAAGGTCGAGGCTCGTACCGGCGATCTTTTCAGCGACCTCGGGCACGATGCACAGCAGCTTGTATCCCGTAGGGATAGGCAGCGCAGATGCTTTTGTTTCGTCTCCCGCATCGGCCTCTGGGGCGTCAAGGGGTTGGATGTGTTTGGGCAGTGTGATGCCCGGAGGCAGAATGATTTCACTCATCTGATTGCTCTACTTTCTCTACAAGGTCGAGGAGGTGACGCTCTGCGGTAGCTAGGCCTTGAATCACGCCGCAGAGTTTTTGGTATTCGTCGAATGAGCGACACGCTCCACCCGCCAAGTCATCGGCGTAGTTGTTCATGTCGGTGCGTATTTTTTCGCGCAATACGCGTGCGAAGTCGGAGATCATTTGTTACCGGGACCTTTCCTTTGGTTTTGGGCAGCAGACTGTTGTCTGCTTCTTGCAATGTCGACGCCCATACGGGCACCGTCACGTTCTTGGTCAGCCTCCAGCTTGTCGGCTTTGTAGGCAGCGTCAATCTGCATTTGCTTTTCTTTGATCTCCAGCTCATCGGCGCGGGCGGCAGCGTCAATTTGCATTTGCTTTTCTTTGATCGTCAGCTCTTGTGCAGCGCGTTGCTGGTCAGCCTGAGCCTTTTGCTGCTTGATCTGCAACTCGCCTTGCTTGATCTGGAGTTCCTGTTGTTGCATCTGCACAACAGGGTCTTGCTGTTGCTGCTGCGCTTGCTTTTGTGCGGCTTGCGCTTGGTTTTGCTGCAGCACCTGCTGGGCAGCTTGGGCCATCATGCCGGACAGGGCAATCTCAATTTGCGGCGGCAGCTGCTCGCCTTCGGGCGGCAGGGGCATGCCCAACTGCTGTTCGATCTTCTGGCGGTAGGCAAACCCAACGTGCTCGGCAATGTGGGCCATCATGGCTGCTTGAATCTTCGGTGCCTGTGGGTTCTGGCCCACCAACTCCATAATGATCGGGTCCTGCATGGCCGACATGTGCACTTGGATGTGAGACTGGTGGTCTTGGTATTGGAACGCTTTTAGGGGTTTACCCTTAAGCACATTCATGTTCTCCGACACAGGGTCGGTGGGCTTTTGGTCCTCATCCAGCGGCACGAGCTTGTCGGCGTTCTTGATGCCCAGCACCTCCAGCATGCCCCGGTGGAGCTTTGGCAAGTCGTAGATGTCAGGCGCGGACTGCGCCAGCTGGATCACTGCTTGGTACTGGACCACGCGCTGCGAGAGGGTAGCCGCGTTGGGGTCGCTCACGGGCAGGATGTCCACATGGCGGTAGTCGCCCTTCTTGGCCCGTGGGCCTTCTTCGCCATCTGGCTCGTAGGTGTACTCGTCGTCCGTGTAGTCGCGGATGATAGCCGCCAGCAACTGCAGTTCTTGCTTCAAGGTGAAGTGCACACGCGCCTGCACGGCCGTCATGACTTTGAGCTGGCGCTCCAGCAGTGCAAGGGTCGAGCCCACCGGCGCATTGGCCCCCATGTCGCTGATCTTCATGTCCGCTGTTGCAGCAAACCGGCGACCTTCTTCCACCACCGTATTCAGCAGGTTGTACAGCGTCTGGCTCGGGTCTTTGTAAGGCAGCGGCAAGATGTTGTCGCGGATGGCCCCGGAGCCCACGTCCACATCGCGCCACTCGCCGGGAGCGATCGGCGTGTCGTCGCCCTTGATGCGCAAGCCGCGTGACTTCAGACCGCCGGGCAGGTTGGACAGCGTACCTGCGTCGATCAGCTGGCGCATCAGGCTGGTAGCCGAGTTGGCAAATCCGCCGATCAGGTGGAACAGACCGAAGCCGTACGCGCCAAAGCCGGGGATGTACTGGTAGTGCACGAAGTGCTGGCGCTTCAAATGCAGGTTGTCGTCTTCGTTCCAGTTGCGGCGCAGGGACAGCACGGTGTTGTTGCCCCGGATGTACGTCAGCACGTACGGCAGCGCGATGCCTGTCGGCTCGCCATCGTCGTCTTTCTCGGACAGCGGGTCCCCCTTGACCACCAAGTCCACATGGGACTCGCACAGGGTGTAGCGCTCGTCGTTCAGGTCAGCAAAGCCCGTCTCTTTGTCCTTGGCCTTGTTGATCTCGTCAATGTGTTTGTCAGGCGAGCCGATGTCCACGTCACGGTAAAAGCCTGCCTGCTGGAGTTTCTTGATCTCGTTCTCGGTCTTGCGCATGACGTGCGTGACGCGGTAGCAACTCTGGATGTCCGAAGTGCCGTAGGGCAGCAACATGTCCTCCGCAGGGATAAACACCGACGTTTGACGGCCGATATTGGGGTCAAAGTAGACCTTTTTGAACGCCGAACCGGTGGCTGGCAGGCTCCACAGCATGCGCTCGTGCTCTGGGCGGAACTCCTGCATGACCTCCGTCAGCTGAAAATTCATGTCCTCTTGCACCCGCTGGGCAGCTTCTTTCTTCTCGGGGGTCTCTTTACCCACGATTTTTGTGCGCACTGGGCCCATGGCCGGGAACGTCTCGGTGATCGTCTCTGACTGGAACCTGACAACGGCCTCAGTAATCATCGGGTGGAACACGCCCGATGCGCCGTCCCAAGGCTCTGTGCGCTCCTCGATCTGCAAGCCCAGCAATTTAAGGCCCATGACGTAGGCTTTTTCCCACTCCTTGCGGGAGTTGCGGTCGTTGTCCACATCGCTGTCAAGGTCGCTGACCAGTGAGGCCAGCTCCCCTTCGGGCAGGTACTCGGCCAAGTTGGCATCAAAGTCATCAACGCTGGGCTCGCCCGGCTCGATGTCGATCTCCATGTCACCGGCGCGGATGCTCACGGCTTCTGGGTCCACGATCTCAATCTCGATCGGCTCCTCCGCTTCGCCTGCGGCGTCGATGCCCATGGGCTGCTGGAAAAGGGATTTGTCAATGTTCGTCGCCATGTGTGTTCCTAGTAGTACGCCGCTCTGCGACGCCGAAATGTCCGGTCTTCTTTCTCGTCCGAGTCAAGGGGGATAAACCCACCCTTTCGGAAGCGTAACAGCGCCTGAGAGGTGGTGTCAACGTAGTCGTCGTTCTCTCCGTTGGGGAACGATGCAACTTCCTCGATCACCTCACGGGCCCAGCGCGTGTCTGGGGCCCAGACCATGCCTGATGCAAACAGGTCCGCTACAGCGTTGAGACGCACGATTTTATCGTTACCCCGGCTGGGGCTGAACTCCTCCACCGGGATGCCGGTGGCCCGAAGCTCTTGAATCAACGGCGCACCAGCGGCTTTCTTCTCCACAATGAACGCGTCTGGAGACCACTCTTTGTAGTGTTTGAGTGCGATCGCCTTCAACTCCGGGAACGCCATGCGGTCTTTGAACGCATCGAGCAGGATCACCTGCGCCTTGTCGCCCTCTTCCTCGTTGTAGAACACGCCCCATGTGGTGCACGCGGAATAGTCGGCCGTGTTCTTGGTCTCAAAGGCCGTGTCCCAGCTCTGGATGAGGTAGTCGCAGCGCGGCGGCTCGTCGCCCGTCCAAATGCGCCAAGACTTGCGCGAGATGATGGCCGCGCTGTTGCTGGTGGGCTGCTGCATGTACTGGGCGTTCCAGTACTGGGGGTCAATGCTGGCTTTTGTCGCCTTGAGCGTAGCCAACGGCCACTGCTCTGGCCAAAGGCTTTTTTCATTCTCCGTATCTTCGTTGAGAATTGCGGGGAGTTCGACTATCTCCCACGGCTCGGCGTCTGGGTTCTTGGCTTGGTAGTCGATCAGGCGTCCGGTCAGGTCCAACTTGCCCCAGCGCGTCATCACGATGATGATCGCGCCGCCCGGCATCAGTCGCTGGAGCGGCCCGGTCTGGAACCAAGACCACGCAGTGTCGAAAGCCAGCCGTGAGTTGGCCTTAACGTCCTGCTCCGAGTGAGGATCGTCAATAACGAACAGATCAGCACCACGACCAGCAAGAGCGCCGCCGACACCAGCAGCATAGTACTGACCACCAGCGCTTGTAGACCACTTACCGGCAGCTTTTTGATCGTCGGCCACCAGCGTTTGAGGAAAAAGGCCATGGTAGTCGTCGTCCGCCAGTAAGTTTCGCACCCTGCGGCCAAAGTCTTCGGACAGACCTGCCGTGTGCGTGCCCATGATGATCTTCTTCTCAGGGAAATTACCTAGAAAGAAGGCCGGGAACAGGTAGGAGCTGAACTCAGACTTACCCATACGCGGCGCGATGTTGATGATGACCCGCTTTTTCGTTCCGGCGATCACCTCGGTGAAGATTTTGGCCAGCTTCCTGTGGTGCGGCCCGATCTTGAACCCCGGATACACGCTCTTGGCAAACGCAAGCATGTCGGTTCGGGCCAAGTTTTTTTGCTTGTGGTCCTGCGCCTTGTCCAAAAGCTCCAACGCCTCCAGCTTTTCCATGGAGGACATCTTGCCAAGGTTCTTAAACAGAACCGCAGCTTGCTCAGGCGTCAGCGGCGGGTTGGTTGTCATCTTGGATTGGGGTGGGGGTGACTTCTGTGATGTCCACGAGGTCCGTTACGTCGGCGTCTGAGACATCCATGAACTTGGCCAGCTTCTCTTTCAGGCGCTGGTCGATCTCCGCCTCGGTCATGTCGGTTTTCTTGATCTCGATCTTCTCGGTGAACAGGCCAATCTCCGTGACCTTGCCCAAAAGGCCCAACGCTTTGAGCCGGATGTTGGAGTTGGGGTTCTCGCACTCTTCCAAAATCTTGGCCACGGCGTACCCGCGCAGTTCTTGCGCTTGGTGCACGAACTCCCAGTCGTACGCGGTCAGCATGCCTACCAGATGGCGCACGGCCGCTGGGGTCTCTATCTTGGAGACCAAGTCGTGCTGCTCTTTTATGGGGGATGCGGTTGTCAGCGCCGAGAAAGTTTCCCGCGCCTGCTGCTTTTCCAACTCGGACACCGTGGTCTCGGCGTCAGGCACTCCCATTTCCTTGAGCCAGTCGCTCGTACTGATCTTGCCGTTCAGCAACTCAACGGGCGCGGCCTTCTCCGCTGGGGAGGGCGCTTGGGACTTAGGCAAAACTTCGGGGTCGAAGTCAAGGAGGTGGTCTAACATTTAATCCAAGTGGAGTTGCGGGTTGCTTTCCCGATGTGCGCAGTATATACTCACTTTTGGTGATGGCGCAACTTTGGTTGTTCATTGCTTCTCCTTGGGTTGAGAGACCCTTTAAGCCCCCTGTCGCAAGACCGGGGGCTTTTTTTCGTCCCCAGTTTTTTTGAAATTTTTATAAAATTTTTTAGAGGGCTGTGTTTTTATACAGGGGGGTGGGTCGCTGGAAATTGGGGTTTTGTCTAAGTTTTTACAAAGTGCTGGGAGCGGGTGTGGAACAGTGTTGTACTACGAAGCCGTGTCACGCTCCAAAAAGGGACTATGGGGGTACGGTGGGGTCTGGAAAGTGGCCTTTTTGCCTCGAAAACAGGGGGCTCAGTGGCTATCGAATGGGGGTTGCCGGAAACTAGGGTTTGTCGAGTAGGGAATGGCCCTGCAAGACAACAACCCAACGGAGAAAATCCATGAAAAAACTGACCACAATCCAAACCGCCGTCAAAGCCTACTCAGACTTCCTTACTGCGGGCATCTCATACGGGGACGCCATGCAAGCGGCGGCGAAAGAACTTGGTGATACACCATGTATCACGCTTCTTGAGGAGCTTGCGAAAGTCCATGCTACGAAGTACGGCTGCAACTACACATGGAACACGGCGGGGACTGCCGTGTTCTACACCGGCGAAGAATCCACACGTGAGTCACGCCACGGCGCTGCCTTCCAATCGTGGAGACGCAACGTCATGGTGTGGTTCACCCCTGAGAAAGCCAAAGCCCCTGCCAAGCAACAGCGCATCAGCACGGCGGCCAAGGCTATGGCGATGGAGTTCCTTGGCAACTTCGAGGGCGAGACTCTGCAAGAGCAGATCAAGCAAGCAATGGCTTTGCTGAACGCCTTGAAGTGATCGGTGATACACGGCGTATCACCAAGCAAACTCAACGGGCGTGGCTGGCCCGTTGTTCCTCCCCATGTCTAACCGCCTGTGACTTAAACAATCACGGCGGCGACTTCATAGCCAAAACCAATCGGAGAAACTTCCATGCGTAACCACAAGCAACCCACACTCGAAACCCTCACCCAATGGCGTGACCAAGCTGGCGCACTCTGGTGCGCTCAGACCTACTACCCCAACGGCAAGAAAGACCCCACCTACACCATCCATATGCTGTGCATGGTGGGCACAACCATCAGCATCCCTTGCGCCTCAGTCGCACAGCTCTGGCACGAGATCAACATCAGGCAGCAACGCCCCTTGGACGGCTTCTAATCGGTGATACACGGCGTATCACCGAAAAGTGTTGCTTAAAAACCACTGTCCGGACTGTCCACTTACTTTCACACGTTAAGGCAAAGCGTGGACAGCCGCAAACCCGCATGGTTGCGTGGATTCACCCAAAACTGTCCATCTTTCTATATATATTTATATAGATATAGAGAAGGAGAATTTGTTTTATATGTTGGCACGTATGCACACACATATACACATATATAAAATTAAAGGTGAAGCAATATGTGGTTTGATTTTGGCAGCAATAAGTGGACAGTCCTCCGAGAAACCCAGTAACCATGCGGGTTGTGGGCCGTCCGGCCATTGCCTTAACGTGTGAAAGAAATAGGACAGTCTGGACAGACCCTGTACAATTCGTAATTTTAAGGAGTAAAAGTATGGAAGAAAACCTGCAACCCGCATGGTTGGTCATGAGCACGGCCCGTTTGGAGCGCCATTTGATCGAGCACAAGTACCCTGTACCTGTGATGCGTGACATCTTGCACGCTGTGAAGCTGACCAAAGCACGACAACGCAAGGCAAAAACCAAGGCCACTGTCTCGCACCAACTGTGGGACGACATCTTGTCTGCCGCAAGGCTTGAGCTTGGCGGCGTGCGCACCATGAAAGCGCAAGCCAAACGCCAAGTAGCCGCTGAGTTCGGCAACGCAGGGACTGCGGCCAAGTACAAGGCGCTATCCGCCTACGAGGACGTGCTCGTTGAGTTGATCGCAAGACTGGTCAAGCTACAAAAGGCAGGCGAGTTTGCACCGGGCCAGTTCGTGTCCTATCTCAAGGAGGAGACAGGCCGGGTCATACCCAACAACGGCGAGCACTGGTCTGATTACGTGAGCGCCAAACACAAGCGGCACGTCCGTGATCTGTTCGACGCCGCACCCCACCCCGCACGAGGCAAGCGAAAAGTCCCGTTCGAGCGGCGCATATCCCCCGATGCACACATCATCCAACGCTCGTTTCTTGTGGGCCAGATGAAGAAAGTGAAAGACGAGATTGACCAAAAACGCAGTTTTGCAACCGCCCCCGAGCTTATTGCCGAACTCGATGCCCGAGATATGGACTTGCAACGCGCCTACCTTGCGATGGACAACCTCAAACCAACGATGCCCCTTCCTGCCCGATGGACGGGGCTACTCAATACCTTTTAACCCGGTGATACACGGTGTATCACCAACCACTCCACCATGCAACGCCGCCCGCATGGTGGAGCCTACCTTCAAAGGGCGGCATCTGAAACTGGAGAAGCAAATGATAAAGAGATACCAAGTGCAAGTGGTGGTGTCCTACTTCCACACCGTAGAGGTTGACGCCTCCAGCGTGGAGGAGGCAGAGGCCACCGCCTTTGACCTGTTCGATGTTGACAAGGCATACCCCGGCGACGGGGAGATTTGCTGGACTACCTGCGTTGATGATGAAGGAGAAAGCAAATGACAACAGACAACACAGCAGAACCAGCAACCCCAACCCTCGACTTCACGTCACTGCCCATCACCATCCACTACGCAGGGCAGACAGAGCGTGATGACAACTGGAAGTGTGACCACTGGCGGGTACGCATCACCAACCCATCGCAGTCTCGTGCATGGACGACGGACTACTACACAGGGCTTGGCCTACGTTCACCGATACCTGCGCTGGCGCTAGCCTTCAACCCACCACGCAAAGGGACGCTGGCATACGAGGCGCTGGAGAAGCTACGCAAGCCACAGTTACCCAAGATCGCAGACGTGCTTCACGCCCTGTTCATGGACGCCGACGCAGCGGACTACAACTTCAACGACTGGTGCGACCTCTACGGGTACAGCCACGACAGCATCAAAGCGATGAACACATACAAAGAGTGCCTCGATATAGCGGCCAACCTGCGCAGCTTCTTTACCAAAGAGCAACGCGATGCCATCTACATGGCAGTGCAAGACCTGTAACACATCAACCACAAGGAGAAAGCAAATGACAACACTAACCGGATCACAGATCGAGGCGGCTCGCCTCTTAACCCTGCGCCAGATGCTCAAGCTGGAGATGGTAGGCATGAGCAAGTCCCGTGGGCCAACGGCCTACTCAACGCTCAAGATGATGGGGTACGAGGGCACACGCAAGAGTGTGCTCGCCCAGCTTGACGCATGGCGTGATGAACTTTTAGGAGAAAGCAAATGAGGCTTGACGACATACCCAACACGGCGTACACCGCCGCACCTACCCCAGTGCCTACCAAGGTGGTGCATGACTGGCATGCACTGCACGAGACGCTCAAAGCGCAAGGCTTTGTCATCATCGAGAGCGACCAACTACGCACCGTGCCAAGCGGTGGTGTTGAGTCCATCTTGGTCAAGATGTTCAACAGCCATCTGCGCCAGACCGCAGGCGTTCGCCTCAAAACCAGACGTATCAGCGCCCATCGCTGGTACTGCACACTTTAATCACAAGGAGATAAGCAAATGAAAGACCAACACTTTTTTGCCGCAAGCGTAGCGACGTGGGCCACTACCAACGAGACGCGAGACCTGCCTGCACTGCTCGACATCATGAACGAGGACGGGTACACCTACAACCTGTTCAGTGTGCCCGTACCGCACACCACTGAGTACGAGATCAACATGTTCCAGCCCCAAGTGCCGGGCACTGAGTGGCTCGGCACATTCACAGTACCAAAGAAAGGACGCAAATGAAAACGAGTGAACTGACAGACGCTGCCCTCGACTGGGCAGTGGCGAAGTGTGCTGGGCACTTACCCGACGGATATTCGTTTGATCCATACGTGCACTGCTACTCAACAAGTTGGGCAAAAGGTGGGCCGATCATTGAGCGGGAGGGAATCAGCGTAGATCGCACGGGACTTGCGTGGACTGCTGACATTTCTGATTCAGTGGGCGGCTACATTGAACACACTGAGTCTGGCCCAACACCCCTGATCGCCGCCATGCGGTGCTACGTTGCATCCAAGCTGGGCGACAACATTGACATACCAAAGGAGCTTCTATGAACTACAACCTTGACACCAAGGCAGGCATGAACAACGCAGTCAAGTGGACACGCAACATGTTCGACACCGTCAAGGATGGCGGTGTGTGGATGGTGCCGCGTTCAATGACGATGGTGCGTATCAACCACACCGACAAGGTAGCAACGATCATCGTTGGCATGACGCCAGACCCATCCCTTAAGCGAGTCATCGAGGCGATGGGGTGGACTGTTGTCGTTGAGTGAATCCGTGATACAGGATGTATCACAGCGCCTTGATGGGTGGCGACCGATCCCGGTATACCCATCATTCCTAAAATCTGAAACTGGAGAAAGCAAAATGCCTACATGGAAAGACACACGAGAAGCACATCAGTTCATGGACTATGTGTTTATGAAAGCCGCACGCATCGTCTCTGACGGGGTGCATGAGCGCATCGGCTACGGCAACTACCGCCTCGTTGTGCCGGGCCGTGCTTGGTTCGAGCAACAGCGGACACGTCATGCACTGCACCCTGCTGTGTTCGACATGATGACCGAGTACAAGTATCGTGCCGAGGACTGGCATCAACTGTTGCTTGAGTGGCCGCACAAGTCCCTCAGTGACCCCAACCGCCTAGCCTACACACGCAACGAGCAAGCCGCTATGCACAACGGCGACAGCGACATCAAAGCGGTCATCACTACGATCGGTAAGTACTTGACGCGCCACTTCCCTGACGCACCATCGAACCTGATCCGGGACATCGGTGCCAAGTACACGTATGGTGGCTCGACCATACTCACCAAGGAGATGGACAAGATGGTGCACGCAGTCATCAACGGGCCGCGCTCGTGCATGAGTAGCAGCTTCGACATCCTGTGCCATGACAAGGAGGAGCGCCACCCTTATGAGGTGTACGACCCATCGCTTGGCTGGGGCATGGCTGTGCGCACTGACACTGACGGCATGGTGCTGGGTCGCTGCCTTGTGCACGAGAGCGAGGATGGTGACAAGGGGTTCGTTCGCTCATACAAACGAGAGCGTGACTACGCATCGCACTCAGGTGCTGACGAGGCCATCGAGGCGTATCTCAAGGGCTTGGGTTATGCCAAGTGGCGCGGCTGGCCTGACCACATCCACATCATGCGCTATCCGCTACGCCGTGAGGGGTACTTGATGCCGTACATCGACGGTGGTAGTCAGCACGTTGTTGAGGAGGACGACACCTTCCGCATCAGCCAATACGATGGGTACGAGGCGTGCAGTACCAGCGGCATCATCAACGGTCACACCTGTACCTGCGATGACTGCGGCGAGGGTATGGACGAGGACGACAGTTACTCGATCGGCTACGGCGGCGACAGTACAGTCGGCCAGTGCTGCATCGACAACTACACGATGGTGTATGGCCGCAGGGGTAACGAGTACTACGTACACAACGACAACGCAGTGCGAGCTGACGACGAGTACTACCACGACGAGTACCTTGACGACAACAGCATCGTGGAGTTGCATGACGGCGAGTACACGCACACCGACAACGCTGTGTATGTCGAGTCCTGTGATGCGTACTACCACGTTGATGACGATGACACCTGCTACGCCGAGGACACGGGTAGGTATGAGTTGAAAGACGACTGCTGGCAGTGTCAGAGCACGTACAACTGGTACACCGATGACACCGACAACGTAGAGGTAGACGGCTCCCTGTACCACCCGGACAATGCGCCTGAGACTGAAGAAGTAACCAACGAAACTGATGGAGAAACCAAATGAACAAACACACTATCCTGTACAAGACACTTGCCCGTGCCCTGTCGATGATGCGCCCACACAACAGCGAGGGTACGCGCCGCTTGACTGACTGGTTAGAAGATCGTGTCCCTGCTGATGCACGCATCAAGCGCGACAAGGCGGGCAACCTGCACGTTGACACACGCCTGAACGCATCCAACCGGACGCTGTTCGTTGCGCACGTTGACACAGTGCACCGCAAGGAAGGCCCCAACAAGATCAAGCAGACACCGACCTACTGGTACGCTGACGGTGCAGCTTTGGGGGCCGATGATGGCGCAGGTGTGGCGATGCTCATGCACCTGATGCACAGCGGTGTGCCTGCTTACTACATCTTCACGCAAGGTGAGGAGTGCGGCGGTATCGGGGCTACGCATCTGGCCAAGCATGACGCCAAGCTACTGGCTGAGTTCGACCGGGCCATTGCGTTTGACCGCAAGGGCATCGACAGTGTCATCACACACCAAGGTCGTGGGCGCTGCTGCTCTGATGCGTTTGCCGATGCCCTGAGTGATGCGCTCAACGATGACATGACGCTGATGTATCTGCCCGACAACACAGGGGTGTACACCGACACGGCTGAGTTCATCGAGGTCATACCCGAGTGCACCAACATCAGCGTGGGCTACTACTCTGAGCACAGCGACAAGGAGTCGCTCGACATCATCCACTTCCAAGCGCTAGCCGACCGTGTGGCCCTGATTGACTGGGACTCCCTGCCCACTGACCGTGACCCGACTGTGGTGGAGTACATGGACTGGGGGTACGGCACGTACGCAGGGGCATCTCTGACGGGTGTCAGCTCTGCTTATGCAAGCGACTGGACTAAGTGGCATCACCTTGATGATGACGACTATGACTACGACTCCTACACCATCGAGCTTCAGGAGGCTTTGTACGATGCGCAAGCTGGCAGCAAGCAGCGGCTCATCGAGCGCATGTGTGAGTCCGTGTGGCCCGAAGACCCAGAGATGGCCGAGCGCCTGATTGACCGCAACAAGATCGACGAGCAGGTGCTTGCCACTGCGCTCAAGAACAGCGTGACCTATGACCCCACAGCAGTGCTGGCCGAGATATTCGACCAGTCCTACGCCGTGTAATCAACCCGCTGGTGATACGTGGTGTATCACCAGCACAACCCGAAGGAGAATGAAATGAAACGATACACAGGCCCTGCAAAGCCTATCCCCACACACCGTGAGCCCATCACCGACAAAGGTGAGCGCATCATTTTTCTTTTGTTGGCCATCTTCTTGGCCGTGTTTCTTTACTTGGAGAACTGAAATGATACACACAAACAAGTGGCACTTTATCCAACACCACTCGCCCTACTACGACTACAGCAAAGAACTGTACTCACTGCCCGATGAGGGCAACACAAGCGTGGACATGCGCCTGACTTTCGATGCGGACTACAACACCTGCTACTACACGATCCTCTTGCACAACGATAACGGCAACGAGGTTGAGTGCGGGAGTTCTACCCACATACCGTGGGCCGTAGGTGTTGCCATGCTCGCCGCTGACGGCGTAACTTTTTTAAAAGGAGAATGAAATGACATATATGCAAGCAGTCATCCACGACGTTGACTACGACATGCTGTGGCATCAGAAGATGTTGCTGCTCGAATTGCGCGACAGCACCAAGACCACGGAGGCCGAAGCCCTGCTACTCAATGGGCTGGTGCACTTCCTTGATGCGTTCCAAGACGCTGTTGTAAATGACGGCGTGTTGCCCGAGCAACGCGTTTTCGGCATCGGCTCAACCAACGAGGACGCAGAGGACGACCCCGAAACAGAAACAGGGGAAGACCTCGCGCAGTTCTATGGCCCATCCGCACGTTAGGAGACACCATGAAAAAAGATATTGACAAATGTCTAGCACTTGACAAACAATACACATTCCCAAGGAGAAAACTATGATCATCGAAGCAAATAAAACCATGCCGTGGATACCGGTAGGTCATCCCGACTTCAAGTGGAGCAGCGGGGCTGACGTGCAGGCGCTGTGGCGCAAGTACGGATGGACTCCCCCCTCGGAGAACATGACACCGCCCCCTGCCCCCGCGCAGACCTTTACCCCGGTGATATTTTTTAGGTGAGGGTGTTGTGAAACACGAGTCCATCGCGCAGATGGCGCAAAAGTTACGGCACGACAAAGCAA